CAAACAGGTCTACGGAGAGCAGGACGGTCGGCATCCCAATCGGGCCGGAAAGCCCCTGCTGCCGCTGCACGCCGATCCGCCGCCACGTTGCGAACGGGAGGGCGGCCGAGGCCGGGGCCAGCACCGGATACACCTTGGTGCCGATGATCGCCGCCACGCCGGCATCGGCCACCAGGGCGGAACGGACGGCGGCTTCGGGTGACTTGAGGGCCATTCGTCAGACTCCTGTGATTGACCCGGAATCCCGCAGGGTCAGGGCATCCCAGGCCCGCGACAGCGAAATGCGGAGTTCCTGCGTGAGGATGAAAGCCATCTTGCTCTGCGAATCCTCGAACGCCGTCTTCACCGGGGGCTGCCCCGAGACGCCGCCGGGGGGCGTGGGCGGGATTTGAAACGGCGTGCTAGAAGCCTTGAAGAAAGCGTTCGGGTATCCGGGTTTGGTCTGAACGGCACGGTAGCCGTCCGGCTGGCGGGGCGTGTCCTCCATCTCAAACTCGCCCAGGCGGTTCCACGAAGAGGCGATGTACTGGTTTTGCCCCGCCTTGACCGTGTGCCCCTTCACCTGCACGGTCTTCCCGCTCTTCATCACCTTTGTGTACGGGCGGCGGTCATATGGCTTCACGCTCTTGCGGTTGATCTGGCGAGGCTTTGTTCCAAATTCAAGCCACCACTGGTGAAATGCCCGATCCTTGCCAGCCCGCACCGTGCCGCCCTGTGCGGATTCGGACGGGCCGACTGCCGACCGCTCGTAGCCCACCAGAGCCACGGCACCGCCGTCCTTGGGGTAGGTCTTCACCTTGCTCGATACGGCCCGCTTGAGATTGCCGGTCGGGCCGTCTGGCGTCACCTCACGCAGCCGCAGTTGGGCGGGGTTGATTGCCTTTTCCAGTGCTTCGCCCAGAAATCCGGCGTTCACTTCCTTGTTGCCAAGGGCACGCAGTTCGGTGCGGATGCGTTCCAGTTCGGGGAAGTCGAACCCGATCTTGATGCCAGCGACAGCCATTTACGTCTGCTCCTGGCACAGTGCCTCATGCTCGCTGCGGTTGTTGTGTTCAAGCAGCGACGTGATTTCGAGTTTCCGGCCACGCCACATGAAACGCATGTTCTGCGTCAGCCCGACCACGTACCGCAGTCGCACGCGGTGGCTCACCTCGATCTGACTCTGCCCCGCCTCAAGCGACTCGCGGGCCGACACGCCTTCTACGCTGGCCCACCGCTCGGTGAACGTCTCCCACGTCAGCACAGTTTCGCCGAGTGCGTTGCGGCTTTCGCTCGCACGCTGGATCGTGACCCGCTCGCGGAGCGCGCCGGGATTCATCAGATGATGCTCCCCTCACCGACAATCACGATGCGATACGTGGTGCCGACAGTCGAGGCGAGGTACAGCGTGTTTGCCGTCGTGCCGGCAGCGGTCGGGTTGACAGCCAGCAGCACGCCGCCTGCCGGTACGCTGCCGGAATACGACCCCGTGACCGTGATCGCATTTGTGGCGTGGGTGTTCTCGATGTAGAGAGCCTTCGCCGCCGTGAACGCAATCGTCACTGCCGCACCGTCGCGGGCGTCTGCGAGCGACGAAAGCTGGAATGTGTCGGTGCCTGCCGATGTGCGGGCATCGCTGTAGATGATCTGTGCCTGCCCAGCACCGTCGCCGTCGCTCAACGCCTTGAAGTAGTCGGCCTTCGTTACGCGGGTGTTCGTGGCGATGTCGGCCGTGTCGGTTTCGATGCCGACGATCCGACAGAAGATTTCAGCGGACAGGCTCATCAGTAGCTCCCCCACTTCGCGGCATCGAGCAGAGCCTTCACGCCGAACGGAATCTCAGACAGGTTCGCAGCGTCAGCCGCCATCCGCTTTTCGTACCACAGGCCGACGAGCCACAGGATCGCATTCTTGACCCCCTGCGGCACGTTCGCAGCCGAGGCCCGCCCAGCCCACCACGTCACGCTCACGGCGTTGTAGTCGAGCAGGTACGAAGGCCACGACCCGCCGTACACCGTGCGAAGCACCCCAGGCCGGGAGTCGCGGTCCACTCGGTACTGGTTCGTTTCCAGCGTGGCAGTGCTGCCGGTCGAGTTCATGACATACGTCACGGTCACGGCAGCGTGCGTGCCGGCGGTCGCCATCGGCGGGCGTGGCAGTTCGATCTCTGCCGGGAACCCGTCCATCCGCATGACGAGTTGCTGGTGCAGGAGGGCTTCGTCCAAGTAGGACTCAACCCACTCGCGCGCCGCCGTGACCAAGGCAGTCACGTAGGCATCGTCGGTGTCGGTGTCGATGCGGCAGTGAGCCTTCGCTTCCGCCAGCGTCACCGGCTCGACCACGGGCGGCGTCACGGTTCGCAGGCTGCGATAGCTCATGGGCCGGTTCGCAGAGACGGGTCGCGGATAATCCATCACTCGCCTTTCGGTGGTCGGCCGCGTCGGCGTGGCGTCGCGTCAGCAGACTCGCCGCCTGGGTCAACGCTCGCCGTCTCGATCAAATCCAACTGCTGCTCACGCACGGCCAGCCCGTCCGCGATCAGCCGCTTCGCCGTCTCGTCCTCGCACTCAATCACATCGTTGATGCGATACGTGCTGTAGTTCCTGGTCAGTTTGATTTTCATTACGAGGGCACACTCCATGCAGTTTCGGGCTTTTTCATCGAACCAGTGAACTCCGTGGCGTACTGGTAGACCGGCTTGGTGAAGTCCTTCCCCGGCCATGTGATGAGGTACTCGCCGTGGCCGATGGTGACGCGGGGCGTCACGAACACGCGGTTCCCAGACTCCCGCCAGTTCTTCCAGTAAAAAATGTCAGGGTCTAATCTGCCGTCATTCCAGGAACCCTGCGGGTCGGGGCGGCTCCAGAACCACGGCTTCCGGCATCGCTTGAGCGCGGCGGTCGAGATGATCGTGCAGCCGAAATGCGCCGTATCGACTTCCTGCACTGGCTCCGCAAACCACTCCTTCGGCACCTCGGTCGCGCCGGATTCCGGCGGGTTGTCGAGCGTGCCCTTGAGCGTGAGCATCGGCCGCCCGTCCTCCCGCTTCGTCTGGATCGGGGCCAAGGCGTCGCACTGGAATGTGAGGGCCAGGGCGAAGAGATGCTCCACGTCCTCCTTGGAATAGAAGGAATCGTAATCGGTCAGGAGCAGATACTCCGCTTTGTCGATCATCATCTCCATGCAGCGGGTATTCACCTGATCCCAGAAACAGCCCGTGCCGATGGTGGGGCGGATGCCGAGCGGCGTGAGGGCTTGTGCCCATCCGAAGGTGTTCGACGTGAACGTGAGCCGAGGCATTGACATGATGGCCTCGACCCGCACATCAACCTGCGTATCGCCGACGCGAACGAGCATTTTCCGGTATCCAGAAAAGGGAACGGCTGGCAGAGCAAGTGCCCTGCCAGCCGTCCAAGATGCTCACGTTGTCAAGCGTCAGGAGTTGACCACAACCTGCACGCCGCTCTCGCCGGCAGTCGTGGGGCCAACCTCGCCACGGCCGAGCCGCACGACGCTGGCAACCACGCTCGCGGCCACCGGGGTCGCGGAAACCTTGAGGTACCGCTTCTTCCCACGCAGATCGACGTTCAGACGCACGACGTTGCTGCCCGCAGTCCGCGAGCCGCTGGTCGGGATCGTGAACCCGCCCGTGCCGCCGCCCACCAGGGCGGTGATGTCCGAGTAGCCGCTGCCCGAGGCATCCGACTCCTCAACCTTCAACGCCCGACAGATCGCGTCGGTCGTGGCCGCAGCCGGCTCGAACACCACGTCAATCGACGCATAGCCGTAGCCGAGGCAGTCGATGGTGTGGGTCGCGGTCGCGTTCGTCGCCGTGTCGGCCGCGCCGATGTTGGCATCCGTCTTTGAAGCAGCAAGATAAAGCATTTCGGTCAGTTCTCCTTAGAGGATGCTAGGGTCAGGCGGCGAACTTGAGAGCAACAACCGGGCCGGCCTTCGTGGTCGAGCCGAGGTCGTGGGCAACGATAGCCACGCGGCTGGTTGCGAAGGTCAGCGTCTGGTCGTACTCGATGAACCGGCTGGTGTCGGTCTTGATCGTCACCGCACGCCGCTCGCCGTAGGTCGCGGCCTGCGACATATCGCCGAAGAGGCAGGCGATGCCGTTTGCCGTGCCCGAGAGGCGGCTCTCAAGCGGGTGGCACAGCACGACCGGGAAGCCGAGAAACTGGAGGCCAGCACCACCGGCCACGTCGGCGGCGTTGTTGCCCGACGCGGCGACCATCAGCCGCAGCATCGAGGAACCGTAGCCGGCCGGCGAAATGAAAAACTTCGCATTCCGACGGGCGTAAACCGGGAGCCGAGCGACGAGGCTCGTGAAGTCCGACAGCGTCAGGTCAGCGAACACGTCGTTGTTCGTGGCCGCAGTCACGACGCCAGCCGAGTGGGTGCCGTCGTTGATCGCAGTCGCCACGCCCACCGTGCCGTGGTAAGCCGAGCTTCCGTCGCCGATGAGGCCCGAATTGTCGAACGCTTCCGCGAACGACTGAGCCACCTCGACCGCCATTGCGTCGGCAAGGTCGATGACCGAATCCTCAAGCAGCGAGTTTGGCACGCGGTTGTCGATGCCCCACAGCTTCGCAACGAGGTTGACGTTGTCGAACGTCGCGTCGCTGGTCGCGGGAGCGGCGTTCTCGCCAATCGGGCGAGCGGCAAGGCCGGTCAGCCGGCGAGCCACCAGCATCGAATCCGTGTTCATCGTGACCCGGCGGAACTCGCTGGGCACAACGCCGAACTCCTCAACGAGCCGGATGATCTCGCTGGAAAGCTCATCGCTGACCAGCACGCCGCCGAGCGAGTTGATGCCGCCGGCCTGGGCGCGGCTCTCAACGCCGTGATCGACGCACCACCGACGAGCCTCGGCATCACCAAGCACGAAGCCCTTGAGGTGCATACCAGCGCGGTAGGCCCGCTCTTCGGCGTTCACGCCAGCGAAGCCCTTGAGCTTCCCGGTCGCACGGGGCACAGCAAACTGACGCTTCTCCACGGTCGGCTCCTTGACTTCGGGGGCTTCGGTCTTCTCGACCACCTTGGCGGGGGCAGCCCGCTCGATGACGGCACGCAGTTCGGCCTGCTTGGCTTCGATCCGCTGGAGCAGCTCGATCTGCTCGCGAAGCTGGGCGGCACGAGTCTCAAGCGAGCGGAGCGAGGACTCTTGCTCTTCGCTCATCGCGGGGGCATCGCCTTCCGCAGCGGGAGCCTCGGTGGTCGCTTCCATCTCAGCGACCACGGCAGCCAGTTCGTCGAGCAGCTTCTTGAGCTTGTCCACAGCATTCGCTCCTTGTTCGGGTTCGGGCGACCAATGCCGCCCACAACGTCGAACCTATGGAGCGAAGCCCCCACCCATGCAGACTTGCGGGCGAGAGAGTAAAAGACTCAGCCGGCTTTCATGCGGCGCACTTCGACCGCTTGCAGCACATGCTTGTCGGTCGTGCCGCACTCGCGGCAGCGTAAGTACCGAATTTGGTACTCACCCTGCTGCTGACTGCTGGCAACCGCCAGCCGCCCGACGCGGCACTTCGGGCAGGGGTCGTTGGTCTTAGCGGCCATGCTGCTTGAGAACGCTCCGGTAGAAGTCGGCCCGCGTCGCCATGTACTTGCGCGCCTCGTCGTGCCGTCGCTGCTCGCTGCGGAACGAATCGTAGGAACGCTTCGCCACCGCCACATCGGAATCGGGGTAGGCCGGGAACGTGGTCGGGCTTACATCGATCAAAGAATCGATGGCTGTGACGGTCCTAATTGACCGCCCCTCTTCAACGCTCCACGACTCGCCACCCTTGGCGATCTGGAACGCGAATGACGAGCCACGCACGATGCCCGCCCGGATGTTGCTGGCGATGTCGCGGCCGTAGGTGGTGTCGGGCACGGGGAACTCATACCGCAGCCCAACCTCGTCCACGATCAACCGCAGCGTGCCGGGATAGCGGGCGAGCGGGTAGTTGGCGTCGTGGTTCCACAGCGCCCGCGTCTCCAACGGCTTCTTCCGCCCGCGCCGCTCCGCGACGATGCCGAACGCCTGCGGGTCGATCCGCTCCACGAAGTCTCCCAGGTCGAGCGAGTTGACGCCGAACTTCGCGGCGTAGCCGACGATCCACTCGTTCGCACTGCCGTCCTCGGCACTGCGAGTCTCGACCGCCAGCAGCGGCACGTCGGACTCGATCTCGTCAAGGTTCAAGCTGCGTCGTTCGATTGCCATGCTGCGGTTCTCCTCGTCTGCGGCGTTCATCTGTTCAACCAGTTTGCGACTCCATGCGTAGCCGGGATCGGAGCCCCACAAGGCCCACGCGATCCGCCCGTTGCTCGGGAAGCCGTCTTCGCCTGGACTCCATCCCTTGCCCTGCTTGTCGATCTCGTGCCGGTCGAAGTACGCCTTCATCCGGCGTGCGGTGTCGGGGCTGATCGTCGTGCCGTTGGAGAGGTCGCGGGCACGGGCGATGCCGACTGCCGTGCCGCCGCGCCCGAACTCGCTTCGCCAATCAAGTCCCTTCTGTGCCTCTGACCGCACGCCCGCCGGGGGCGTGAAGTCGATGTGGTCATACTTCGCCGCCATCACTGCCCTTCTTCTTGCGGCTTCGCTTCTTCGGCTCCGGTGCCGGCTTGTCCGTGATCGTCTGCGGCGAATCATCCACCCACACATCAACAGCGATGCCAGCCGCGCCAGCGGCGTCTGCCTTGAGCGTGTCGCCGCCCACAAGCAGCACCTGCGAGAACGCATCGGCGTAGTCGCCCAGCGTGTCGGTCACGGTCTGGCGATCATCTGGCGTGTCGGGCCGCCGCGAGATCATCACGACCGTGTTCCCATCTGCTACCGCCTTGCGGGCGAACTCGCCCCACAAGGCGGGATCGGCCGCGAACGTCCGGTCGAAGTCGATGCTGACGGTCATCGCCCGAGACTCTGGCAGCGAGCGTCCCGCCGGGGCGGCGATCACCGGCTCGGCTTGCGGCGGCTGCGCAGGGTCCGCTGCTGGAACGGGCTGATTCTCGACCACCCCGGCGAGGATCGCCGTAACCTGTGCAGGCGAGATGCTCGGGAAGCTGGCAGCGATCATCGCCGCCGCACCTTCCTTCGTGAGCAGGCCAGCCGGCACCTGGGCAATAATGGCGATTAGCCCCGTGATCTGGGCACCGTTGAGCGACACGTCGGCAACCTGCGGCGTGGTCGGCTCGGCTGGCGTTGCCGGGGCATCGCCAGCCGCAGCCGCAAGCCCACCTTCGACTGCCTGCCCGTCGATGCCGCTTCCCGGCTGTTGCTGGGCCAGCACGTCATCGGTAGACGGCGGGGCACCGAGCGTCCCCATGTTCAGCGGGCGATACCGCTCGTCGCCACCTTCGACCGGATCGAGGTTCTCACTCGCTCTGATGTCGTTCGTGCTGACAACGCCGACGTCCCACATCGCACGGTAGTACGCCGCACGGCTCGCGGCATCGCCACGCAGCAAGCCACGCACGTCGAACTCGACCAGATACTTTTCGTCATCGACAATCAGATCACGCATGAACGCCGACTCAAGCCGCCGCAGCCACGGCACGACCGAGTGCGTCACGTACAGAATCTCAGCCTGCGGCGACCCCGCCTCCAGGCCGAGCAGGTGGCCGGGGATGCGGAACAGACGCGCGATCTCGCGTAGCTGGTGGTCCCGCAGTTCGAGGTACTGCGAGTCGGTGTTGCTCGCGTAGGGAACCTCATACGGCTTCAATCCGCCCGTGAGGACCGCCGTTTCGTGGGCGTTGTGCGGGCCGCGATGCTTGCGGTTCCAGTTCTCGGCAAGCTCGCGACGGGCGTCGGCGTTGAGTTGGTTTTCAGTCGAGAGGATGAACCCAGGGCGGGCACCGGCACCGAAGAACCGCGCCCCGTGAATCTCGCACGCCCGTGCCAAGGCAATCGCCTCGCGGCACTCCTCCACCACCGAGATGCCATGCACGCCGTCATCGCTCGGGCCGCGAACGTGCAGAATCTGCTCGTCGGTGTAGATCGTCTGCTTGCCCTTCGCCTCGCGGTACGTGTACCGCAGCCGGCCGTTCTCCAGCGTCTCCACCTTCATGCGGCTCGGGTGCAACGGCACGATCTGGTCAATCGCACCAGACGGGCCGGGCACAAGCTCGCTGAATGCGTCGCCCCACAGGCAGACGTGCATCACCACTTGCTCTCGCCACTCAAACGAGGTCTGCCATGCGTTCGGTTGCGAGTGCAGCTTGCGGTACAGCGGAATCTCGCGGGCGAGCCGCTTGCCGCCGCCCGCCGTCCGCTCTAGCAGGTGGAGGGGGAGTCCCGCGACCGTTTCACCCAGAACCCGGATGCAAGAGAACACCGCCGCTACAGAGGTGGCGTTCTCGGGCGTGATCCGCACGCCGGCCGGCGAGCGACCGCTGCTCTCGTCATCCCACGAACGCTCTTCGCCGGGAAGCCACAAAATGCGGTGCTGGTTGGGGGCGATCATATCCAGAAGATTTCCGTTGGTCCGTTCGCGTCCTGATCGGCGGTCAGCCACGGGGCCATCGCTTCGCACGTCGCCGTGACGCCGTCGATTCGCTCCGTGCTCTTGCTCTTGCTGGGGTAAATATTCCCGTGCTTGTCTTCGTGGCAGATCACGTTTCCTGCACACCACGCGAGAACCGGCTGATTGGCGTGGCGAACCTTCTGGCAGCCAATCAAGTTTTCGAGTGTGCGCATCGGGGCCGACATGGCTCGACCGCCCTGCGGGAATCCTCGCACCTCGACCCCGTCCCCTTGCAGCATGTTCGCCAGCATCGCGGCGTTGTGCTTCATGTCCACCGCCAGGAGCGAGACGTTGTATTGCCGGCAGACTTCCAGAATGTCACGGTGCAGGATCGTGTAGTCGGTCACGTTTCCGGGGGTCGCCCGGATGTGCCCCTCACGAATCCACGACAGATAATCCACCTTGTCGCGATGGCTTCGCTCGACTGCGTTCGCCTCTGGAATCCAGAAGAACGGCATCACGTCAATACTGCCGTCGCTCGGGTCGGGGCAGACGAGAACGAGTGCCGAAAGGTCGTATGTGGTCGCAAGGTCGAGGCCGGCGTAGACCGTCCGGTTGCCGAACGGTCGCAGCGGCTCGCCGCACGCGGCCCAGCGGTCAGGCTGAAAGAAGCGGCCATCGGGGGCACTCCAGATGTTCAAGGAGTACCGCAAAAACCGCCCCATCTTTCGCGGGTTCGTCAGGGCATCTTGGTAGTCGGCGGCAAACTCGTCCTCGGGGAACACGATGCCGAGCGACGGGTTCGCCTTCTTCCAGGTAGCCGGGTCGCCGATGTCATCGGCGTCGGGGTTCGCCGCGTAGATTTTCCCGTAGAACGTCGGATTCGCAGCCGGATTTCCCGTGACCAATTCGCAATCTTGCCACCACTGCCACCCGATACCCGTGCGTGAATCGCCGGCTGTGCTGATCGCCATGACGAGGCCGTTGCGAGTGGCTCGCGTGGCGTAGATGAGGGCGTCCACAAGATCGGGCGTCTTGTGGGCGTGGATTTCGTCAATGATGACTTTGCCGTTCAAGCCTTCGTTTCTGAACGCATCGGCAGATAGGCAGCGATAGTAGTTGCCGTGTTCCTTGTTAACGATGACCGAACGCGAGTCGATCACCTCAAGCACCTTCGACAGTTCGGGCGAAGCCTGGATACTCTTCGCCACCATGCGAAAAATGATGCGTGCCTGCTCGCGGTCCACGGCCGCCCCGAACACGTCGGAGAGCGGAAAGTCGGCCACCAAGAAATACTGAGTCAGCCACGACATGAGGCTGCTCTTGGTGTTCTTCTTCGGCACGAACAACCCGGCTTTGCGATACCGTCGCCGGCCGTCCGCGTGCTTCCACCCGAACACCGGCTCGATCAGTCCGGTCTTGTGCCAATCAAGCAACTTCACCGGGTTGTTCTTGCCGTCATCGCCAACGCGGCGGCAAAACCTCTCGATGAACCGCACGACGCGGTCGGCAGCCGTCTGGTCGTAGATGTAGCCGTCCACGTACTCGGGACGCTGCATCCACTCAGGCCCAGCAGGCTTACGAGCCGGTTTCGTTGAGGAAGCTGGCGAGCGTGTCTTGCTCTTCGGCATGGTCAACCTTGATGCCGGCTCGGCCGGATGGCGTCAGCCCGAACTCTCGCTCGATCTGCAACAGGTCGGCGTGATAGCCACGGATCAACGTGGCCTCTGGCGTGGTGGTTCGCCGTCCGCTGGCGATCTCGCTAGACAGCCCCGCGCCTTTCACGGCTGCGTATGCCAAGATGTAGAGTTCCCAGGCGATGCAGTAGCGGGTCAGCGTCTCGCGGTCAGCGTCGGTCAGAACCTTCATCGCAGCCAGTTGCGGGGCGCGACGGTGCCACATGGCGAGGGCGTGGCCCTCCAGAATGTCGGGCGGCGTGAGCGACGCATCGGCTGGCTTTGGCTCCGACTTTGACTTCGCGGCAAGGTTCTCCTTGCCGGGATTTCCCCGGAAGATTTTGACTTCAGTCGGCTGTGTGCGTGGTCCGCGACGGCCCATGAGTGCCTCGGTTTTGTGCAGGCAAAAACAGGGTCAGAAACTTCCGGCTTCGCGAGGGCGGC